ATCAGGGTGATGCTCAGATTGGCTTATATCCATTGATGGCTGATACAACTGATGCCACTGCCACTGCAATGGTTACAAATCACCAAACCACACCGGGTGCGGGTACTGCTAATCAAATCGTTCTACCCAACAACAGTGCTTACGCTTTTCATGGTACTATTGTAGCTCGTCAAAAAGCAGGTGATGGCACAGCTTGTGCCGCATGGAAAATCGAGGGTTTAATACGTAGAGAAGCTAATGCTGGCACAACAGTTTTGGTCAACTCAGCAACCACTGTTCTAGACAATACACCTAACTGGGGCATGGCACTATCAGCTGACACAACTAACGGTGGCTTAAAAGTACAAGTTACTGGTGCAGCATCAACCAATATCAGATGGACTACTAGCATTACCACATCTGAACTAACTTACGCCTAAAAGGAGATACCAAATGGCTATTCAACACAACATCGAACAAGGTGCCTCTCAGTACGGCATTGCATTTAACAACGCATACTACCGCATTGTGACAGCGTCTGTCAGCCGTCAACGTGGAACTGATCCAAAGTTTATGGTGATGATTGACTTGTCAGCATATGCTACAAGCTCACCTGATGATGACACTCGTGAGGTGGCGTTCTTACGGTTCAACGCAAACCTGACTGACATCGAAGCTGCATCTGGCTCAACATTCTTAGACAAGTGCTATGCTTGGGTAATGGCTCAGGATGACATGTCAGGATCTACTGCCGTTTAAGGAGTAACACATGCTAGGTTTCAGCCCACTAGCGTCTGCCCCACTAGCGGATACTGGGGCTGTTGCAGGAGTAACTTTACAGGGTAGCTCTTCTTTAGTTGCGTCGAGCACCCTTTCTTCTGTAGGTACAATAAAAACTTTTGGATCTGCAAGTCTAGCTTCAACAAGTAGTAAACTATCTGTAGCCTTTAAAAAACTAAATGGTAATTCAAACTTAGTTGCTTCAAGCACTATATCTTTTGATCCATTAGTAAAAAGAAATGCATCAGCTAATTTAATTAGTTCGAGCAGTTTACAAGCAGAAGCAGTTCATAAAAAACTTGCTAGTAGTTCTTTAACTGCTTCATCTACTTTAAGTTCTTCTGCTAGTAGAACTATTAATGTTAGTTTTACAGGGGTAAGTTCAACTAGCTTACTGTCATCAGCCACTGTTCAAGTTTTTGGCAGTGAGATGTACATTAAGCAAAACGGTACATGGGTTCTTGTTCAGGCAGCTTATGCAAACGATAATAGTTCTTGGGTCGAACCTCTTGCTATTTACTACAAGGACGGTTCTAACTGGAGACGAGTTCTGTAATGTCAACACTTATTGATATTCGTACAGCGGCTGAAAGTGATTTAGTTACATTTATTAAACTTGTAGCACCTGAACAAGTCTTAGGTCAGTGTCACGAGGATGTCTGTAACTGGTGGACAAGACCTGATTATAAAAGTCATCAGCTTCTTTTGTTTCCCCGTGACCACGGAAAATCAAGATTAATTGCGTTTCGTGTCGCTTGGGAGTTGACAAAGAACCCAACATTGCGTATACTATACATATCGGCTACAGCCAATTTAGCTGAGAAACAATTAGGATTTGTCAAGGGTATTCTAACATCTGAGATTTATCGACGCTACTGGCCTGAGCATGTTAATGCTGATGAAGGTAAACGGATTAGATGGACTAACTCAGAAATTTCTTTAGACCACCCTGCACGTAAGAAAGAGAATGTTCGTGACCCTTCTGTATTTACTGGTGGCCTCACTACTTCCCTTACTGGAATGCACTGCGACATTGCGGTATTGGATGATGTGGTTGTTTATGAGAATGCCTATACAGGAGAGGGTCGCAATAAGGTAAAAAGCCAGTACTCTCTGTTGTCATCTATTGAAGGTGCTGAAGCTCGTGAGTGGGTAGTGGGTACAAGGTATCACCCAGCAGATCTCTACAATGATCTACTTCAGATGACAGAGGATCTGTATACTGATCAGGGTGAAAAGACAGGCGAAGAAAATATCTATGAGGTATTTGAGCAACCAGTAGAAGCAAGAGGGGATGGAACAGGGGAGTTCCTTTGGCCTCGTAGCCAACGTAAAGACGGTAAGTGGTTTGGCTTTGACATGAAGATCCTTTCTAAGAAGAGAGGCCAGTACTTAGACAAAGGGCAGTTCAGAGCACAGTATTACAACGATCCATCAGATCCTGACAATGTTCCTGTAAGTCCAGATAAGTTTCAGTACTATGAACGCAAGCATATCCGTGAAGAAAACGGTTATATGTATTACAGAAATAACCGACTAAATGTATTTGCAGCAGTTGACTTTGCATTTAGTTTAAACAAACGTGCTGACTATACAGCTATAGTAGTGGTAGGAATAGATGCCGACAACAACATCTACGTCTTGGACATCGATAGATTCAGGACTGACAGAATCTCTGATTACTTTGAACACATCTTACACTTGTCCAACAAGTGGTCCTTTAGAAAACTCAGAGCAGAAACAACCGTTGCTCAAATGGCAATCGTCAAACAACTCAAAGAACTTATCAAGCAACATGGACTAGCCATTAGTATAGATGAGTTTAGACCTAATAAAAGTCAAGGTAATAAACAAGAACGTATCTCATCGATACTAGAACCTAGATACGATAACATGAGCATATGGCACTACCGTGGGGGTAATGTTCAAATACTAGAAGAAGAACTATCTTCACGTAATCCACCGCACGATGATGTAATAGATGCTCTTGCTTCAGTAGTAGACATGGCTGTTAAACCAGCTAGGAATGCAAGAAGAGCTAACAACAGTAATAACATTGTGTGGGCAAATAATAAATTTAGGGGTAGTCGTTAATGGCTGGCGAAACATTAGACTTAGACAACATTATTAGTCCTGACAACATGGCTGTTCAGATTTCTGAACGGTGGGTTGAATGGTCTACTCTGCGTGATAAAAAGGTTGAGGAGTGGAAAGAACTCCGAAACTACTTATACGCTACGGATACTACGACAACTAAGAATGCTATGCTTCCTTGGTCTAACAGTACCACTACTCCCAAGCTAACTCAAATCATGGATAATCTCCATGCTAATTACTTCTCAACCTTATTCCCTCAGAAGACATGGTTTAAGTTTGAGGCTAAAACTCGTGAAGATAACATAAAGGTAAAACGTGATGCTATTCAATCTTACATGGAAAACAAACTTGCCCAATCTGATTTTGTCAACATTTCCTCAGATCTGTTATACGACTACATTCAATATGGGAACTGCTTCGCCACAGTCACATGGGAAGAAAACTACCAAAGTAAAAAAGACGACAGCCTCGTAGTAAACTATATCGGACCTAAGTTAGTCCGTATCTCACCCTTTGATTTATGCTTTAATCCAACAGCATCTTCATTTGAAAAATCTCCTAAGATTATTAAGTCAATTAAAACCTTAGGTGAAGTTCGTAAGATGATTGAGTCAGACCCTAGCAAAGAATACATGCAAGGGGTCTTCCAAAAGATGGTGAATGCTAGGGCTGCTGTCAAAGGTTCAGAAGAACAAGCTAAGTCTAACGCCTACCTTGCTGATGGGTTCTCATCTATTCAGCAATACTATGATTCAAACTATGTAGAAATCCTTACTTTTTATGGAGACTTCTACGATAGTCTGACAGATACTCTTTATGAAGATCGTATCATTACAATCGTAGACAGAGCATACGTTTTAGATAATCAGGAGAACCCTAGCTATCTTGGTCATGCTCCTATCTTTCATGCGGGGTGGCGTCCTCGTCCTGACAACCTCTATGCTATGGGTCCACTAGATAATCTTGTCGGTATGCAGTACCGTATTGATCACCTAGAAAACCTAAAGGCTGACGTATTCGATCAGATCGCTTACCCTATTATTAAAATTAGGGGTGACGTAGAAGACTTTGACTTTGCACCTGCTACCCGTATATACATGGGAGAAGAGGGTGACGTAGGTTACTTGGCTCCTGATGTAACAGCCTTGAACGCTGACCTGCAAATTAGGGCACTAGAGGACAAAATGGAAGAGATGGCTGGTGCACCCCGTCAAGCTATGGGAATACGCACAGCAGGGGAGAAGACAGCCTTTGAGGTACAAACCTTACAGAATGCATCCTCACGTATCTTTGAACATAAGACAGCACACTTTGAGAGAGTATTCTTGGAACCTATTTTGAATGCTATGTTTGAAGTATCAAGACGTCGAATGAATATAGCTGACACAGTTCGGGTATTCGACAGTGCAGCTAATGCTATTATCTTTAGAACTATAACTAAAGATGACATTACAGCTAATGGTAAGATCGTAGCTATGGGGGCTAGACACTTTGCTGAACGTGCTCGTAGAGTACAGAGCCTTACACAGCTTTACCAATTAAAACTGCAAGACCCAACAGTTGCAGCCCACATGTCAGGAAAAGAGTTTGCCCGTATACTCGCAGAAGA